TAATTTCTATTATATAGTATATGATACAAGCTATTACAGAAACCAATTTAGAGTTTTACGTACAAACGGCAGACAATCGTATTAATACGACTGTTCCTGTTACACGATTAAGGCATCTATTAAAGTTTACAAATGATATGGATAAATCTGTACAATATGCTTATGGAGCAACAGAAACAATTAATAATAGATATACTAAATTTACATTAAATTATCATGCAACTCCTGATATTTATGTAGGTAGGGTAAATTTTAAACCAGCAGGATATTGGAAATATGAAGTATATGAAGTTGCTTGGACAGGAACTGTAAGAGTTGCTTCAGGATATGCTCCAGCAACAGAAACAGATGTATTAGAACCAGCAGCTGCTGATAAGGGAGTTGTGCAAGGATTAGTAACAAAAGGAAAAATGTATGTTGCAGAAAAAGATGGAACAGAGCAAGTACAATATACACAAAGACAAGAACCAAGTGGCACAAATTACATTTGGTACGGACAATAAATAAAAAAAATAAAAAATGGGAATAGAAAATGTACAACAGCTTTTAACAGAGCAATTAGGTAAAAACGGAAGTACGGAGGTATTTACAACAGTAGCACAAACGAGTAAAGATTGGTATTGTGTTTACTTTCCAGTAGAAAGTGTAGTATCTGCAATAACCGTAGCTAACGCAAGTGGGGAAAGTGCTTTGCAAACTACACTACCAGCGGGAACAACTCTATTTATGAATGTAACGGCAATAACACTTACGAGCGGTATTGGAATAGGTTATTGGGAAGGACCAACAACGTAGAATATGCTGAAATTAGGATTAGCATTAAGTCTGTCAAACATAAAGAACATGGGAGGTTGGAAACCAACTGATGAAAGTTCTTTGGTTGCATGGTATCAAAATAAAGTAGGTATTACTTTAAATGGTTCTGATGTAAGCCAATGGGCGGATAGTTCTAGTAATAGTCATGATATGGTACAAGCCACCGCAAGTGAACAACCAGCTTATGATGCATCAACTGGTAATCTTAATTTTGTTGCTGCTGATACTCAGAATCTTCAAACAACTAGCCAAATAAGTTTAACAGGAGCTTTTACTATTGGTATTAAATTTAATCCTGATGCATTTAATACAGTTCTTATTGCTGATAACACAACTGCAAATGAGTTTATTAAAGCAACCAACACAACAAGAATTAACATTAAAATTGATGGAACAAATCTTAGCTTGGATTTAGATAGTGGCACGATTGGTGATGGCTATATACTAATAACTAGAAATGGGTCAAATCTTATTACTTTATATCACAATGGAGTAGCTCAAAGTGGTACGGGAACTGTATCAGGAACATCTGATATTGATTGTATTGGTGCAAGGAAAACAGATACAAATCCTTATGATGGAGATATGTCTGAAATACAAATATATAATAGCACGGGAGCAGATTTAGTGGCTAACGTAAAAGATTATTTTGACAAACTATAAAATTATGAAAGAAAAAATATGTAAATTTATCTGCAAAATAACATTTAATACAGTTTGTTTCAAATGGTGTAAAACAAAGTGTTGCAGTAAGTAAATAAAACAATATGAAAGATAATATTTTAAGTATTAATTTAGAAACATCTACGGCTCCAATTATTCAAGAAGTACGTGGTAGAGATTATATAGAATACGGCACAGACGAGTGGAGAAACCTCTATCCTCAGTTTCTGATAGATTTATACTACAACAGTTCAACACATGCGGCTATTATTAACGCTACGGCAGAAATGATTGCTGGTGAAGATTTAATAGTAGATGATTCAGATACAAATTTAGATGCTTATGTTAGGCTTAAAAAGTTTATGCGTAACCCTAATAGCAAAGAATCATTACATCAAGTAATTAAAAAAGTTGCTTTTGATTTTAAACTTCAAGGAGCTTACGCCTTACATATTATTTGGAATAGAGAACGAACAGAAATTGCCGAAATTTATCATGTTCCAGTAGAACGGGTTAGAGCTGGAAGACCAAATGAAATGGGTCAAGTAGATACTTATTTTATTAGTGCAGATTGGAGTAACACAAGAACACATAAACCTTATGCAATTTCAGCTTTTAATAGAAATGATAGAACTGCTACAAGCCAATTACTTTACGCAGGTGCTTATAGTCCTGATATGGACATCTACCATACACCTGATTACCTTGCGGGCTGTAATTGGGCTTTAGTTGATCAGCGTGTAGCGGAGTTCCATCTTAACAATATAGAGAACGGATTTAGCGGGTCATACTTCATTTCCTTTGCCAATGGTATTCCAACAGCCGAAGAAAGAAGACAGATAGAGCAAAGCCTTACAGAGAAATTTACGGGCGCAAAAAACAGCGGGAAGTTCATACTTACCTTCTCAGACGATAGAAATAGAACTCCTGAAATTAATCCAATAAGTGTTTCTGATGCTGACAAGCAGTATTTAGCACTTCAAGAGCTTTTGGTTCAAAACATAACTACCGCCCATAGAGTAACATCTAAAACATTAATGGGTATTGATTCTAAAAATGGATTTTCAAGCAATACTGATGAACTTATAAATGCTGCCAATTTTTATCTCAACACAGTTGTTAGACCGTTCCAGCTAAATATCTTAAATACTTTGCAAACTATTTTCTCTGTAAACAATATGGATTTAGAAGTAGATTTTGTACAATTAAAACCAATTACTGTTCAATTTGATTCAAAAACAGTAAGAGAAGTTATGACGCAAGACGAAATAAGAGAATCACTTGGATTACCTCCATTAAATGAGGATGAAGAAGTAGTGGAAGAAAAAGAAGAATTTAGCAAAGTAGGTATGGTTGATGGAAAACCTGTTTTTAGCTCAATAGAAGAAGCTGAAGCTCATGCAAAGTCTTTAGGGTGTGAGGGTTACCATGAGCATGAATATGAAGGGAAAACAGCTTATATGGCTTGTAAAGACCATTCAGAAGCAACAGAGCTTTCTAAGTTTATTGCAGAGTTTGGAGAAGATATACCTGAAGAATGGGAAATAATAGATGAGGAAAAAGTTGTTGATGAGCATGAAGATTTTGATTTTGAAGGTGAATTAAATAATTTGGTAAAAGATAAATTAGAATTAGCAGTATCAACAGGCACAGCAAGACCTAATGCAAGAAGTAGTCAAGATGGAACTAATAAGTCAGACAATGATTTTTATAAAGTTCGGTATGTTTATACTAAAGACACAAATTTAAGCCAAGAAGGAGAAACAAGAGATTTTTGTAAAAAAATGATGTCAGCTAAAAAAGTTTATAGAAAAGAGGATTTATTGCAATTAACAAGGAAGGCAGTTAATCCAGGATGGGGACCTCGTGGAGCAGATACCTATTCAATTTGGCTCTACAAAGGAGGTGGCAACTGTCATCACTATTTCAATAGAGTAGTTTATAAAACATCATTAAGAGGAGCAAAAAGTAACATTAAAGATAGTCAGATAATATCAGATGTAAAAGCAATTAGTGAAGGATTTACTTTAAAAAGAAATAGTGGACTAGTAGCAAAAGCACCAAAAAGAATGAAGAATAACGGATTTTTAGAACCAAGATAACTATGGCATACGTATTATTTATATCAGAGGAGAAGCTCAAGGATTCAACAGCAATTAATTTAAATGTTGATGTGAATCTATTATTGCCTTATGTAAGACAGGCACAGAAGCTCTATGTAGAAACTAAGTTAGGAACAAATCTTACGCAAAAGCTGAAAGATGAAATTACAGCAGGAACATTAGCAGGAGCTTATAAAACTTTAGTAGATGATTACATTGGCGACATGCTCCCAAATTGGGCATTTTACCATGCTATTCCATTTCTTAGATTTAAAATTGAGAATGGAAATATCTATTCTAAAACATCAGAAACGGGAACGGCTTTATCAGAAACAGAAGCACAACATCTAAGAGAAGAAGTTAGAAATACGGCAGAATATTATACTCAACGAATGGTGGACTATGTATGTAATAATACTAGTAGTTTCCCTGAATACAGTACGAACAGCGGTGCAGATGTTAACCCAGATAAAAATGCGTACTATAATGGTATGAACCTTGAAAGACCAATGCGACAAGGAACAAAATTAACATTACAAGATTTTTTAAGTGCAAGTGATTAATGAAGAAATATTACAAACCAAAAACAATTAACATAACGAAGCTGAAATCCTACTTGGACACTAAGCCAAAAAACAATATAAATGAAAGAAGTGCAAGACACGTTACAAGTAGGAATAGCAAATAGTACAGCTATCGGAATCTCTTTAGTAGAAGCTAATGAATTATTAACTTTTATTTCATTAACTTTGGCTATTGGATTTACAATTTATAAGTTTTTAAGATATTCAAAAAAGAAATAATGGCTAAAAAAAGAAAACTAAATAGCACCAATCCTAAGTATAATAAAAACGAACAGGATAATGTTAAAATGCGTAAAGAGCTGGTTCGAGAAGTTAAGGGCTGCAAAATCTACAAAACCTATTACCTCTAGTTTGAGTATAGACCTTTTACTTATTAGAGATACATTTACAGACAAATCAACAATGGGAGAATTGTTTTTAAATGGAGAAAGAATGTGTGATACTTTGGAATTGCCATATAAGGATAATCAAAAAAGAATTTCCTGTATTCCAGCAGGAGAATATTCAGTAAGAATAAGAGTAGCGAGAGAAAGTGCATCAAGAGATTATGTTCACTTATTAGTGCAGGACGTGAAAGACCGTTCATATATACTATTTCATAGGGGGAACAGAGCTGAAGACACTAGAGGGTGTATCCTCGTTGGGCAAAGTCGTGAACAAGACTTTGTTGGTAGCTCAACTTTAGCAATGAATTTACTTATGAAAGAAATAATAAATTTGGGAGGAGAAAATATTAA